GTGTGGGTGTCCATGACGGTGCGGCATGCCTTGAGCACGACGGCCGCGGACTTGGTGACCTGCTGGGTCTTGCCGATGAGGTCGATGAGCGTGTCGGGCGTGGCCTCCTGCGGGATGAGCGCCTGTTGTTCGCTGGCTTTCATTGCTGCTCCTTAGAATTCCGGTTCCGGATCGGGTTTGCCGAAGTCTCCGAATGATGACTGGTCGTCCGACGGCGCGCCCCACGGATCATCGGCCGGAGGCTGCGCCGGCTGTTGCGACCGTTGGCTCCAGCCGCCCGCTCCGGTGTTGACGGTCGGCGTCTGCGCGGCGGGATTGCCGTAGACGGGACCTTGCGGCTGTCGGCTGATGCGGCTGACCTGCGCGATGGCGTAGCGCAGGCTCGGGCCGATCTCATCAACCTGCAGTTCCATGACGGTTCTGTTGGTGCCGTCCTGTGCCTGGTAGGAATGCTGTTGCAGACGTCCCTGCGCAATTACGCGCATGCCCTTCGCAAGGCTCTGCGCGCAATGCGAGGCCATGTCACGCCATGCCGAGCAGCGCATGAACAGCGCCGGCCCATCCTCGTACTGGCCGGTCTGCTTGTTATATACGCGCGCGGTGTTTGCGATGGTGAAGCTGGCGACCTGCGCGCCCTGGCCGGTGGTTCTCAGTTCCGGATCCGCGGTGAGGTTGCCGACGATGGTGATGACGGTCTCGCCTATGGCCATGTCATTCCCCTCTCACGTATCCGGCCGGTTCCGGGCCGAGCTGGCTGGGATCCTTGGCCTTCCACGCGCATTTCGCGCGCAGGCATCCGGCCTCGCGGTCGATGACGACCTCGCCGAAGCGCGCCGGCGCGACCATGGTGAGGTTCCAGCCACGGTCGCGGTTGAGCGTGGAGATGGTTTCATACAGTTCGCCGATCAGCTCTGCGGCCGTCATGCCGACGCTGGCGGGTGTGAGTGGCCATTCGAACCACTTCTCGCCTTCCGGTCTGCTTGGTGTTTTGCTTGGCAACGTTTGCCTCCTTTGGATTGATGTCGTGCCGGGGCGCGGATTCGAACCGCGCATCCATCCGCCGACGTGACCTCAACACGCCGATCCATGGCGCCCGCATCCTGTCGCGGGCCCCGGCGAAGGCCGGACGGGAGGAGAAGAGAGAAGATGACCCGTCCGGCTGGTTTTAACGTCTTTTCCTTGACGCGCGGGCGGTTCCGGCATGGACGCGCATGACGAACCACGTCCATGCCGCAATGTGTGCGGAACCGTCCAAGTCCTTCACTGCCGTTGCTCGTCCAGCCATCGCATGAAGCGGGGGTCGGAGCACAGGCGGCGCATGATGACGGCCGCCGGAATAAGCACTGCGACCGGCGCGGCGATGAGGTGTTCGATGGGATGCGTGCAGGCCGGTGTGCAATACAGCACCCATATGGCGGCGATCCAGATGGCGGCGACGAGCTGGCAGAGGATGACATGTGCGAGCTTGGTCATGATTCCTCCTCGTCCATCTCGCGCAGCAGGCGGCCGATGCTGGCCTGCAGCGATTCAAGCGCCGCGCGGCTGACTGTCACGCCGGCGAGGTGATTTTCGTCGGTGATGATGCTGATTCGTGCGGCCTGGACGTCGGCTTCGCAACTGCGGTCGCGAACGACGGCGACCGCGTATGAGCTTTGCGGCTTCTTGGTTTCCTTGCGCATTGTTGTCTGTCCTTAGTGTCGGCGCGTTCCGGCGTTGGCATCGAATTCCTCGATGCTGGCGACGCTGACCATGAGCTTGCCGTGGTATCCGCTTGGCTGACGCATCTTGATGCGTCCGGCCCTTGCCCACTTACGGAGAGTCTTCTGATCGACGCCGCCGAGCATCGCGCTGGCCTGCTTGAGGCTGACCCATCGCGGCGCGAAACTGGCCTGCCTGACGGCTTCCTTCGCGATCTCATGAGCGAGCGCGACCGGATCGAGCAGCGGTTGTTGGTTCGCAGTGACTGTCTCTCGCATGCGTTCTCTCCTCTCCCCTATTTGTGATGCGTCAAGCCACGTCGGCGAGCGCTGACTGCTCCTGAATCTTCTCGGTAATGAGCTGCAGCGGATCGACTTCACTTTCGGAGACCGAGGCAAACCACATACTTAACGTCATGTCTTCCGCATCAAGAGCCCTGCTGACAGTTGTTCGATTTCGATTGCATCGAGCGGCGATGTCAGTCATCTGTGTCTTGCTAATCAGGACGTCGTTCCTCGTTTGCCTGATAACTGCTTTTGCAAGTTTGATGCAATCAACCTTCTTGTCAATCGTCATCTGTTTTCACCTCCACATGTAAGCACATGCTTACTTAATGAGGCCGATGTTAGCTCGTGCTTACATCTTGCGCAAGTGCGGCGTGTCAACATGTGCTAACGTTATGCACATGGCTACAAAGTACGAATGGACGGCGTTTGATTACGCCTCGCAACATGCAGCAGCAAAAATCATCGCCGGCTCCGGCTATTCATATCGGACCATCTCCGACATGATGAACAACGCCGTAAGTCATGTTCGAATTAGCGATATCGAAAAAGGCCGGAAAGCTCCCATTAAGCTTTCCGAGTTTCTCCTGCTTTGCCAAGCTTGCGAAGTAGATCCGATCGCGACGCTTCGAGAAATCATCAAAACTGCCAGCGAATACGAGGCCCGCGAGCGCGAGTCCCAGATCACGGATGATCTGGTGGACCGGATTGCCGCACATCCGGAGGACTTCGACGTAGCCGCAAACACTGATCCGAACAAGGAGGCCGAAATGAACGGCGGTGAGGGCCGATAGACAGATACGACGACCTGCTGCTGGAGGCGGAATCGATGGATGTGCGCGTGGAGGAGCGGAAGCTGGGGCGCGGATTGTGCGGCCTGTACTGCGACGCGCTGAGGCTCATCATCATCGACAATCATCTGCTCGACCATCAGAAGCTCTGCACGCTCTGCCATGAGCTCGTGCATGCGAGACACCATGACCCTGGATGCGGAATCATCGGAGCAAAAACGGAACAGCGCACCCGCAAGGAGACCACGTTATGGCTCGTGGGCCCCGTCGAATATGCGACCGCCGAACGACTGTACGACGGGGACTCGTATCTCATCGCATGTGAGCTTGGCGTGACGGTGCAGGTTGTGGAGGATTACAAGTCGCTGTTGGCTTCTCGTGTCACGACGGCTTATGGAGAAAGGACAGTGGAATGACGCTGGTCATAGTCATCGTTGCCGTTGCGGCCATCGCCTACGCCGTATCGAAGAAGAACAAGGGACAATCGTCCGTACCTGCGGAAAGTGGATTGTCCGGAGAATCGCATGCGGGCGATGACGGTCTGGATTCGTTCGCCGAGTTCAGTATGAACGCCGCCATCGCCGACGCCGTTGTCATCGACACGGAAACGGTAAACTCCCCTTCCGGAATGCGCATCATCGATATCGGCGCCATCTTGGTGAGGAACGGCGCGCCAATCTGCGAATGGGAACAGCTCATCTCCCCCGAATGCGAGATCCCGATGTCATCGACGCTTTTGACCGGGATCACCAGAGATTCTTTGGCGTCGCAGCCAAAGGCAGAACAGGTGATGCCGGAATTCATTGCGGCCATCTCGAATCTCACCGTGATTGGCCATAACGTCAGCTATGACATCTCCGCATTGAACAATGAGGCATCACGAATCGGCATTGCCGGTCTGGACGTATCCCGCATCGATACAATGTCGCTGGCGAGGGAGAAGTTCCCGAACGCCCCGTCGGCAAGCCTGCAGGAGACGATGCGGCTGCTTGGCATACAGGCATCCGAGGAGCATCGCGCCCTGTCCGACGCCCGATGGACTCTCGAATGCTGGCATCGGCTGGAATCCATGTACAGTCCGAGGACACTCACGCAAGCCGAAAGAGACGAATCGAAACGGCGAGCGCTCAGCGACAGACGTCGTAAGGATTCCTTTTTCATGAAGAGCGCTTATCTTGGCGGCGAGATGCCAAGCGCGGTTAACGCGAAGCCGGATGGCGCTGTGATCGAGACCATTGCGTGCGGCGTGGAGATCTCCGGTGACGAGAACCACCAGTGGATTCTGCGAAAGTACGGGTACGACGCATGGGTCTGGGTGTACGTCGTCGAGGATCTGATTCGGAAGGGCAAATACGCCGGATACCCCACGTACTGGGTGTTCCTCGACGGTGAGGAGATCGGTCACATAACCGAATACCAGATGGAGCGCCATTGCGGTCAGGTGCCTGCCGAGGGCGCCGTGATGCTCGCCCACGTGCGCAACAGAAAGGCAGACAGGGAACGGCATGTATGGCAGTTGCGCCTGCAGATGCCCGAGGAGCACGACCCGATGGAGCTCCCCCGGCAGAATGTTCCGAAACCGCTTCCGGCGAAGAAGCCGCAAGAACCAAAACCCATCAAGCCAAAGTCACAGGACCATTTCGTCTCCGCGCAGAGGGTCACGTTCTCGAATCCCAAACCACACAAGAAGGTACTCACTCCCATCGGCCGGACAGTAGTTATCGAACCAGCCGATGGACTTGATTCAATCCTCGCCCAGTTCGATGATCAATCGCATATCTGGGTGACGGTGAAGCTCTCGTCAGACGCGTTGATGGTCAGGCTGAGCGGCATAGTCCTGGGAACCGTGGCGTTGCCGACAGATTCCACGCCGTTCGGCGACGAAGCGAAGGTCACCGCCGCCGCCATCGGAAAAAGCGACGGGCGTGTAACCGTCTCCGTCGACCTTCCGCTGGATAATGCCTCATCCGCACAGCAGCAGCCTTCACGCTCTTAGAACTTAGAACCGTTGGAAACATTGGCAATAGACCATTTTGCCGACGTCAGGAAAATGGTCGGGAAAGGATGAACATGGACAAGGAAACCATTGCCCGATACGCCGCGTCCTTAGACACGCTCCTCAATAAAGACGAGAATGGCGTGGAATTCTGGCACGCCAGAGAACTGATGAAATATATGGGCTATACGAAATGGGAGAACTTCACAAAAGTAATCCAGCGCGCACGATCGGCATGTCAGAACGCCGGACAACCGGTCGAAGCGCATTTTCGCGACACCAAACGGGACGTCGAGCTCGGCAGCGGAGCCATCCGCTCCATCGATGATGTGAAGCTGACCCGTTACGCCTGCTATCTGGTGGCCCAGAACGGTGATCCTCGCAAGGAAGAGGTCGCGCTGCTGCAAAGCTATTTCGCCGTACAGACGCGCACCGCGGAGCTTCTGGAGCAACGCATGGGCGAGATCCTGCGCATCGCGGGAAGACACGCGTTGACCGCCGAGGAGAAACAGCTCAGTTCGCTCGCATACAAGCGCGGGGTCGGAGAAAAGGACTTCGGCATAATCCGTTCGCGTGGCGATCAGGCGCTGTTCGGCATGAGCACAACGGAAATGAAATTCAAACTTGACGTGCCGAAGAGCCGTCCGCTGGCCGATGTGCTCCATCCAATCGCCGTGACTGCGAAGCAGCTCGCCACACAGATGACGAACTACGGAATCCAGGAACGTGACCTGCACGGGACACCGGCAATAGCCCAAGAGCATGTGGACAACAACAAAGCCGTGCGAAAAAGCCTGTTCAGCCGTGGCATCGCGCCGGAAGACCTCCCGGCGATGGAGGATATCAAGAAGGTCGAGCGCAGGGCGAAGCGCGACGAGAAGCGCATCGAGGGAACCGGCTTCAGAGACGAGGATGCCGAAACAGGTGAATGACAGCATCCTGACATCCTGGGCGGAAACATTGGGCGTTCGCGTGGAGGAACGTCGGCTGGCCGGAGACAGGTGCGGAATCTACTACGATCCGCTCCGTCTCATCATCATCGACGAACGGCTGGCCGGATTCCAACGCCGCTGCACCCTCTGCCATGAGCTCATCCACGCCAGACACCACGACCCCGGATGCGGCAGCCAATACGGAATCAAATGCGAGCGCCGTTGCCGTAGGGAGACCGCGTTGGCGTTGATCAGTCCGGTGGATTACGGTATGGCCGAGGAGATCTACGGGGGCGAGGCGTGGCCGATGGCGGTCGAATTGGGTGTGACGGTGCAGGTGCTGATGGACTACCGTCAGCTGCTTCATGATTCCGGCGTGTGCATGCAATGAAAAAGGCCCCGGTGCCCGCATATCCGCGAGCGCCGGGGTTGCTGCTTTTATGTGAGCGCTTTCCATGCAGCGATACCGGCGAATACCAGGACGCCTACGACGCATGCCCATTGGACTATCTGGTCGCACACCCATGAGTACCAGAACATCTTCCTGTGTCGTGATGCGAGGATGTTGGGGCGCTTCTGTTCGGGGAAGTTCCCGTACATCATGTTTGAGATTCTGACGAAGAAATGGAGAAAAGGGTGCCAGCCTGCAGCCTTCAGCAGCATGTTCATGCTGCTCACGCCTCCCGAATTTGATGAGGGAAACTCCATTCCCATGTCGTCCGGCAATTTGCTGATCTGCGATTCGTCGGTCTTCGGAGGGGCCATGTCGTCAAACGTCGTAAAGTCATCGTCCAAAGTCGGGATGTCGTCGGCATCGGGCGCGTCGGCCCATCCGAAATAGTCATCCTCCTCCATCACAGGCCAAGGATCTTTCGTCTGTACGCGACGGCATCCACGGATACGCGGAACGTGTTCGCTATGGAGATGTTGCTTTCCCCAGCTTTCGTCATTCTCCTCAGTTCCGATTCAGGCATGAGCAGGGAGCCGGCGAACTCATTCGCGATCACCTCGAAGAGATTGCCGCGTCCTGCATCGCTGCGCTTGTCTTTATACCCCTTGCCGACAGGTATGGCCTTGACATAATCGGCAAGACGTTCGTCTGACGTGGTGTGCGTCATGTAATGTCCGAGCTCATGGGCGGCGCTGAAGCGCATCCTGTTCAATGGCTGATCCTTGTCCAGATACATGGTGACGTTGTTGTCTCCCCCGACGAGCATGCCCCAAGTGTCCGTTCCGAGCTGTGAGGTATACACTTCTATGCCGGCATGCCGCGCAATCTCCACCGGATCCACCGGATATGAGCCAGTTGGCCAATAGTTTTCCAAGGTATCCTTCGCGAGGTCCCGCGCAATCTGCCTGGCTTCGCCATACGTCATTGCCTTCATCAAGTCCCTCCTTCGGCTACACCGTATATTCACAGTTTCATTCGGCTGTTGGACGTTTCACGGAAAATCACGCCGATTATCTCAAAATCATTCCTTCTCATGACATTCCGACCCACCCGTGTCGGCGAGCGCCTTGAGCTGTGCGATCTGTTGTTTGAGTTCGGCGATCTCCCTGTCCTTGTCGGTCTCGGCAGATGACGGTGCGGTGTCCGTCTGCGTCGAGGTGATGCTGGCGGCGACCTTGTCGGCGAGCGCGCGCTGTCGGTCTTCGCTGAGTCGTTGATAGTGCATGGCCATGATGGCGGTGCTGTGTCCGGCTGCGGCCATGAGTTCGCGGACGGTGGCGCCCTGTTGGGCGAGCATGGTGAGTGCCGTGGAGCGGAGGTCGTGGAATCGGAGGTCTTCGCGTCCGGCTGCGCGTCTCGCCTTGACGTAGGCGTCGCGCATGGCGTCCGTGCTGATCGGCCTGTCATGGTCCAGCGGGCTGGGGAATATCCATGCGTCCGGCTGGTCGGCCACATATTCGGCGAGGTGCGCGCGGATTTCGGGGATGACGGCTTCGGGGATTGGTTCGGTGCGTTTGCTTCTGGCGGTCTTCGGCGGCCCGGCGA